CTGCACTTCTTCTATTTTTCGGAAATCCAACATATCACATTTTAAATATTTCATATTCGGTGCTATCCATCCACCTTTCTTTAGTTTTGTGTAAGGCATTTTCCCAAAGAATATTTCTATAAAAAATCCTTCAATTAAAAAATAAAAAGAAAAGCCTTTAGTATGCGCGCACAGTCTACTAAAAGGAGACACCATCAGTTGTCTTAATCCATCATCAGTGAACAAACCCAAACCATCATATAAAACAGAGATCTTAACGTGTACGTGCTCAACATTCCATTTTCTTTCCTTTAATGCATTTTTGTAGTAATAATGAAGACTATCTTTTGTCAATAATGCCTTGTAGGAAGGGTGCTTGGATTTAGCTCCCCTCCAGTAAAGAGAAAGAATATAAAGAAGAATTACTGTAGTATCGGTATTTTGATAAATCACTTTATCTTTGATCTTGTGAATAATCTGACCAGAGATTTTTCCTCTTAATGCATTTGCTCCATAACCATCAAAATGCTCATTAAAATAGCTTTCACAATCAGCACATAATAAGTGGTCTGTCCAATTATCATTAGAATTCCTTATAAGGTCTGATGATAAACTTATAACCCTTGCTGCATTAGTCTCTCCACAGGACTTCAGCAGCTCATTAAAAAAAGTTCTATTAATGGAATGAGAACGCTTTAATTCTTTATGTTCTTCACAATACAAACAGGTGCCATTTACAATCTTTTTAGCCATGCTAATTTTCTAAAATTATAATGATTGGCTCATTATACATATCGCTCTTCAATTAAAACTTCTTAAACCCTCAAACTTTTACGATACTCAGTAATTGCTGTATCAATTTCCCATCTCGCACTAACAATTGCCAAATCCATTAAGGCTTCATAACCCTTCCATGTTTTGCGATATGCATCATAAGTCATTTGATGGGCTGAAATACCTGCGTAGTAAAGACGTCCTTTACTGGTAAATACATCATTAAGAGCTGGTTCAATTTCGAAATCTATTACCAGTCTGGCCATTAATTTTGCCAATGACTCTAATGAAATGACATTTGGCCTTTGTCCTTTACTTTTCGCCTCTTTTACCACTATTTCAGCAAGATGACTTTGAACAAATTGATATGCAGCTTTATCTTTGTGCCCCCAAACATAAAGAGCAGCCAATGCCTTAGCCAAATCTGTTTCGATCGCTGCAAATGCTGAACACCGAATCTCCCATGCAGCAACAGTATCATCAGAACCACTCGAACCAGTTTGCTCATAGTTTGGTGTTTTAGCTCTCAGGTATTGTCCCAACCATTCAATATTAGAAAGCTTCTCTTCTTTAACTTTGGCATTCATTCTTTATCCCTCAAAACTTGGCAAATCTTTTAAAAACCAACATTGCTGCGTCACGTGCATGCTCATTCGTACGACCGACCCAACCAGTCATACGCTTAAAATCTGTAGCTTTCTTTTTAGTTGCATTTGCAGCTGGATGTATCATCAAAAATTTGAAACCCTGCTCTGTGCACCAATCTTCCCAAATTTGCGCATCACGCTTAACTGATCCAACTCCTTGAGACTTTTCACGGCCACCAGTGAACCAGGTGCGCTTCCGAGCATCTTCAATGTATAAACAGACGTTACCGATTTCCCATTCTTCAATTAATGCCTTTACCTTCTCCATCGCTTGTGTAATTGATAAAGACTCTACCTGCTCCAGCTCGCCACCATTGCCACGGTCAGCAGCAACGGCGAAGCCTGTCTTCACACCTGTATCAATGCCAATCAGAATCTTAGTCATTCAATACAAACTCCCGATCATCTTTGCAGAAACACACATAGCCAACTTGTACCGTTAAATTGCGATAACCAATGCCTTGATCGAAGTCGAATAAGCGGTCGCCATGTTGGTACCTCAACATTTTATAAAATGGCTGCTTAGTGAAAAATGGTTCAAACTCTTTACGCATATCGACTTGTGGGCTAACCACATGAGATTGGACAACTTGATCAAGCTCATCATAAGTAAACCCTTCACTGGATCTTTGCCACATGCCATTAACCACAGTGAATTTCATATCATCAGCACAACCAAGATTTTTAAGCATTGTTAGTAAATTCTGTGCTTGCTGAATTCCATGCTGTTTAACAAATTGATTTGCATTCATGCTGCACCCCCAAATTTAACAACATGCCAATCGTTATCTTCTTTCGCCATTACACAACTGAATGAACAATCAATATCAGGCTCATCTTTATATCGACCTACATTTGGCTTGAGCTCATCTAAGTAAATTGGACCATCATCGTTCTTTAAAATTGAATGCCCGATTTCTCGCTCAACTTTAGCCATTCTTGCGAAAGTCTCAGGAAAGTCTTTTCGAATCTTGTTCCAGTAGCCAGCTCCACCTTTCACACAACCAATGCAGTTGTTGTTCAAATATCCGAGTTTATACATTGCAGGTAATTCAATATTTGCGTCTTGTAACATGGCTAAGCAGTCTGCCTTAGTGAGCTCAGCTTCAATTAGAGGAAAGTAAGTTTGAAGAGTAGGATTTTTTTCCTCAAACTCTTGTGCCCTATCTATTTCCGTTAAGTCATAACCAAACACATGTAAGTCGCCATATTCTTGAAATGAGCCACGGGGAATGCGTTTCAATTGAGTGGTACACGGTGCACCATTAGGACCTTTTAAAAAGTTCCTTCTACTAAAAACTTCATAAATTGAATTCTTTCCTTTTGGATATTGCGGGTTATAAAGTTTGATAATCTCCTGCCCAAACCATTGCTGACACTCATTGAAGAAACGTTCATTGTCGGTGTGTTCTTCAATAATCGGACTGTTGGCAATAACTACTGGAACATCAGGAAAAAGCTTTGAGGCTTGTTTAAGCATGATTTTTGTTGCTACAGCCGAAGCTGCTCCACAGCTAAACCAGCAAACTATGCGCTGTACTTTCATGCTGCACCTCCAATACGCTTAAACGTGTTGCCAATCTTCGCTGCCAGCTCTGGTGGGCATGGCACCCCTTTACGGTTGTTAGAATTCTCTGAAAGTTGTTTTTTAGCTTGTGGCTTTATCCACATTTCTTGCTGATAGCCTTTTTCTTTGGCACGGCGCAGATAATCCTGATAGATATCTTTGAAAGCGTAATGAGCTGCCTTTTGGCCTTCGTTGGTCAAAACATGGCGAACTTCATCCAATGCACATTTGGTCAATTTTGTAATTTTGGTCTGTGGATCTGCTTCAAACTGCATTGCCTTAGCCCAAGCCATGTCAGCAGTCCACCAGTCACCGCCCTGTTCACACCAGTTACGGAAACGTGGCAGTGTTGGGCAAAACTCTTCGGAGTTCATGCGCATAATGCCGCGTGTGATATCTGCAGGTGTTAGACCATTTAGAACTGTGCATGCGCGCTGAATTAACTCTGCATCTGAATCACCTGAATATTTCTTACTGAACTCTGCCCCGTACAAACCGCTAATGCGATCTAAAACCATCTCAGCCACTTCAACTGGAAAATCAACAGCGAATGCTTGTTCGAATAATTGGATATTGCTCATGCGCACTCTCCTTGAATATCACGCATCTGTGATGGTTGATCTGTTTGACTACCAAAACGACGGCGCTCAAATACTGGTTGTTGATTTGAGGAATGAGTTTGGGTGGTTCGGTTTTGCTCGTTGAAATACCATTGAGCCTCAAATGCAGCCCAAGGCTTTTGGCGATTCAAGCAATACTCAATACCTTGGACAAAAGTTAAATTTGCTTTGGCAATTTGGTTTTCCAGAATCTTGAATGCTCGTTCTGTGCTTACACCACCTTTTGCCTTTCGAACTTGCATGAACTCAGTTGCGGTTTTCTCTGTTACACCGTTGTTGATCAAAGCAGACTTGAAATCAAACTTGTTTTGCTTCTTGCCCGCTGCAGTACTTAAATTTTTTGAAGTAATATCTGCTGTAATCTCTGAAGTAATATTGTGTATAACGGATGTGCTTTCAGCTTCACCGCGGCTAAAGGATTCCTTCATCCCCGAATGTTGTTCTAGTTCATCCCCGAATGTAGGATTTCG